ATGACTTGTCTTATGATTATGCCAACGAAGATGCCACGTGGGCACCTACTCTTTCAAACATCTCTTGTCAGCTTCAACCTATCTACTCTAGAGATTCTGTTAAAAATTTCTCAATGCAAAAATTTGTTCGTGGCGAACTTAACGGTAAAGGTAACGAGGTAGGATTAATATAATGTCAAATTATTCAAAAACATCACCATATTTTGAAACTACTCAAAATGCTGATGCTTTAGGAATGTTCAATCCAAGAACATTATCAATAGGCGACGATGATCAGTCTTACACAATTGAAAGAACCTACGCATACCGACCTGACTTATTGGCTTACGATCTATATGGAACACCTAGGCTATGGTGGGTATTTGCACAAAGAAATGCAAACGAAATAGAAGATCCTATATACGATTTTAAACCAGGTGTGACAATCAAGCTACCAAAAAAAGAAAATGTGCTAAAAGATCTAGGAGTCTAATATGGCTGTTAGTAATAAAGGTAAGCGAACTAGCAAATGGAACAATTCAGGAGGCTTCGACGATTTAGATCTAAATGTAGAACAAGGATTCAACGAGAACGATAACGTAGGAAGATACAATAAAAAAGTCGACAAGAACAGAAACAACACACTAGACAGAGAAGAACCGCCATTAGGCACTGCATATCCAGGTGCTAACAAATCTACAACTCCTAAAGCATTCAAAGAAGAAAAAGTTAAAACTAAATCAACAAAACCCGAAGTAACCAACGTTGCCAATTACAGTCAACCAAATACACTTTTCCAATATGCATCTTACAATGTGTTGTTTACAATATCCTGTATTGCAAGAGAAGAACTAGAAAATCCAGATATCTTTTTAAGAAAAGCACCACATGATATAATTTTACAAAGCTCAGGTATGGGCAATGATGCAAAAGCTACTCAACCTTGGTATTCGGCCGAAGACACAGATAAACTTACAAAGGACGGAGAGAAAACAGCATTAGGAAGAACTTTAGATAATGCACAAAAAATTTATTCAAAAAACAGAGACCTGTATATTAAAAATGTACTGTTGAGCGGAGTGGGTACATTCAATTCAAAAAGACCACTTACAAATGTAACAGAGTTTAGGATGGAAGTAGTAGAACCTTATGGTATCACTTTAATGGAAAGAATCAGGGCCGCCGCGGCTAATAACGGATACCTTGATCATTTAGATGCACCATACTTGCTTACAATAGATTTTGCGGGATTCGACGAGATGGGAAGAATGGTAAGCTCAGTCAATAACGTTAACAGTGGAACATCTAAACGTATAATACCTTTCAAGTTTGTGAACACAGAGATCAAAATAAATGGCGGAATGACTACCTATAATATAGCGGCAATACCGTGGGGCGAGTTTGGATTGGTAGACAGATTTAACAAAATTAGAACAGGCGGTCAATTGGCAACGGGGAATAATACATTAAGTGAAATAGTAGGATCGTTAGAAGATATGTTGAACAAGCAATCAGAAGACGACGTCACTAAAGGAGACGCAGAATATCCCGACACATACGAAATTTCAATAGATGCCATGTTCAAACCCGACACCACCAAATTAGAGATGGACAGCATTAATAAAACAAGCATGGGAAGTCAGGCGACAGATATGCCGCCACCTTTAGGCCAAACCAAAACTAATACAGCTACTGGCCTAGACCTAATTACAGTTGTAGCAGGACAGAATATTACAAAGACACTAGAGATAATAATGAAGGCCCATCCAGATCTCAAAGAAAAGGCATTTGAAGAATGGAAGACAAAAGTCAAACAAGAACTTGGAGAAATGTCAAATAATTCAGACCAAGAAGTTAAAGACAAAGCAAATGCTTTAGGTTGGTTTATGAAGTATTATCAAATAGAGACCAATGTAATTCCACAACCATTGTTTGATGGAATAAGGGGAATGAATGTTAAAAAAATACAATATGTAATTACACCTAAGATGGTACACGCCTACAGCTTATCGGTACCGGGTGTGTCGACGGGACAAAACTACAAAGATTTTGTGTGGAAGACCTACAATTACATATTCACCGGAGATAACGTAGATGTTTTAGACCTAAATATTGAATACAAGCTGGCCTATTTCCATGCGTCAACGTCTAAAGTAGAAGAAAAAGATCAAACTAAAGATAAGGTGGTAAGGCTTGATCTTAAACCCAAAGGCACAGATGCAAGGGATCATTTCGGCGACGAGCCTTTCCATCTTAGACAGTCTCCCACAGGATACTCATCTAGTAACGCAGGATCTAAGGACAACAGTGGCGGACAATTGGATCAGTTTTTGAACTACCTGACACACCCTCAGGCAGATATGATTGATGTAAAAATGACAATTTTAGGTGACCCGGCATTTTTTGGCCAGTCGCAGTTTATACCAGTAACTCCAGAAAAATTCAACACAGGAGTCAGCAGGGATCGTAACAAAACTACATTCAGGGGAGGCGATTATCTAGGAGTCTGGAACGACGAATTGAAGTGCTTTAATAACGACGTTGCTAATCCTATAATAATGTTAAATTTTAGATTACCAGCAGACCTCAACGTAAAAACTGGACTATATGAACTCAGCTCTGAACAATCAGGAACCTTTACAGGTTTATATAATGTTTACAAGATAGATCATGATTTTAGCGATGGAGCATATCAAACAACATTATACATGAATAGATTTACAAACCAAGGCAATATAATTTCTAACCCTACTACAACATATGCTACTGTGGCCAACACAGAGTCTGGTAGCAAAGCCACTTACATTAAAAATCAGGCAGAGGTCAAGTCACTCGCAGAAGCATTTGGTGGAGTAAATTTAGATCTACAAAACATAGGCGGCCGGATAGACACGTTGTTGTCACAGGCACAAACAAAAGTTAAAGATTTGAAATTACGTGCATCTAAATTTTTTAAAGGATTTAATTTATAATGTCAACTTCACTACACAATTTTTTAAAAGGAGATGCATCCGTTGGAGACGCAACTAGCGTCGGACAGGGTTGGAATCCAGAAAGTTCTGGACCATATGTTGGAATAGTAAAAGGTAATAAAGACCCAACCAGGATGGGAAGACTTAGAGTCTATATACCAACACTGGCCAAGACAGTAGATCCCACAGAACAACAGCTGATAACTTGTGAATATCTTTCACCATTCTATGGTGCAAAAGGTTCAAGGTACACAGACGGCAACTCAACAGAATTTGAGGCAACACAGCACTCTTATGGATTTTGGGGAGTCCCACCAGATTTAGACACAAGGGTACTTGTTATATTTGCCGAGGGAAAATCTGATCAAGCATATTGGATTGGATGTATACAAGATCCATACACTAATCACATGGTGCCAGGCATAGCGTCCAGTGAGAACACGTGGGACAAACGAACAGGTGGAGCAGGCAACAGATCCTCAGCGGGAGTTGACAAAATAAAAACTTACGGAAGTACAGAAGTGCCTTCTGCAGAACTTAATCGTTCTAATCTTAATGCCTTGCAAAATGGAGACTACGAATCAATTCCAAAAGCTATACACCCGTTTGTAGAAATATTAAAATCACAAGGATTAAGTGCAGACAAGATAAGGGGAACAACAACATCGTCTGCGAGAAGAGAATCGCCAAGTCAAGTATTTGGAATCAGTACACCTGGTAGAAAGGATACGTCAAAGACTAAAAAACCAGTAGGCACATCAGAAAGCACTGCAACAGATTACGTCACAAGGAATGCCGGCCACACGTTTGTAATGGACGACGGCGACGAAAACGGCGACAATCAACTTACAAGAATTAGGACAGCGTCAGGACATCAGTTATTAATGCATGACTCAGCCGGAGTTGTTTACCTAGCAAACGGTTCAGGCGACTCGTGGCTTGAATTTACGCAAGAAGGAAAAATATATGTTTACGCAGAAAACGGAATGAGTTTAAGAGCCGGTGGCGACTTTAATTTACACAGCGACAAAGACATTACTTTTCATGCAAGGAATGACATTAAGTTTACTGCAGAATCCAACGTAGTAGTTAACGCAGAAAAAACTGCTTCCATAATGGGAAAAGATAATGTACTAGTAAAGTCAGAAGGAGGCGCAGTAAGAACTTTCGGAAATAGTGGTATATCATCATACACACCATCAACACAACTACACGGAGCCGGTGGTAGGATAGATTTAGCTGGTTCACAAGTTCACTTCAATTCTGTTGGGGCATCAAGTTCATGGGGACCAGGATGGATGACTCCAGAAGCAATGAACATAGCAACGCAAGAAGAAGCAAATGATGTAGACCTAACAGCTTTATTATTACAGGCAAACACTGCAGATACAAAAACAACAGTGCCAGTTAATGAGTTAGTCACACACGAACCATTTATTAGAGTTGCAAACAGTGTGTCTGGCGGAAAACGTCCATGGGAATACGGCACGGCCGGCAAAGCGGACAAACTAAAAGTTAACGAATGGAAAAAATTATCGCAGACTCCAGGAACACCAGAGTACATGGCACAAGAGTTAAGAAACAAAAAAGGAAAAATTGCCGACAATCAGTTCAAAGCTGACCTTAGGGATTTTGAAAAAACAAAAGTTGCATCGGGCGTAACCAAGAACAAACTTACAGATATACAAACCAAAGATGATTTCATTAGTAATTACAACGAAGTTTATGGAGTGGACACCGTTAAGTTGAACGAAAAGAAAACTCAAACAACAAGAGAAGTAAAAACAGGATTTAAGGGCTGGTTGAATAAATGGGTTTTAGGTCCAAAAACTAAAATAACAGAAACAGTAGATAGATCTAAAGGGTATAAAAAGAAAATTAGTAACACCGGAGTAAGTCAAGGTGCTACAGGAGATGATGATTTTTAGGAGTAAATAATAACATATGGCATACAACGGAGACAATTCATCAGGCGCATCAGGACAGATCACTTTCAAAGGATTTAGTTCCAGAGCCGATCAACGAAATTTTAAAATATACGATTTTGAATGTGCAAAACAAGATCTTTTGAATAGATTATCTGTGCGTAAAGGAGAAAGAGTAGAGAATCCTGAATTTGGAACTATAATTTACGACTTATTATTTGAACCTTTTACCGAAGCACTAAAAGAAGCAGTGTTGGATGACATAACACAGAATTTAAATGCTGATCCTCGTATTACCGCAGAGGAAATCCTAGTAACAGAAGCAGATCATGGCCTATCTGTACAGGCATCTTTGAGATACATACCACTAGATATCACCGAAAAATTACGTTTTAACTTCGATGAGAACTCGGCTATACGCCTATCTTAAAGTACGCATATAATATATTCTATAAATATCATTGTTACACATTATGGCCACAACAGAACGACAGAACAGATTATTAGTTGCCGAAGATTGGCGTAAGATTTACCAATCATTTCAACAGGCAGACTTCAAAAGCTACGACTTTGAAACACTTCGTAGAACTATGGTTGCTTACCTACGTGAAAATTATCCAGAAGATTTTAACGATTACGTTGAGAGCTCGGAGTATGTTGCTCTCATAGATTTAATTGCCTACGTTGCTCAATCATTATCATTCAGAGTTGATTTGAATGCCAGAGAAAACTTTTTAGAAACAGCAGAAAGAAGAAACTCCGTACTTAGATTAGCAAGATTAATTAATTACAACGCAAAAAGAAATCAGACGGCAACCGGCCTACTTAAGATTGACAGTATTTCAACAACACAAGATGTTACAGATTCTTCAGGAACTAATCTTGCAAACACAACAGTAATTTGGAATGATTCAGCAAACTCAAATTACAGAGAACAATTCACTGCAATTTTTAATGCGGCGAATCAACCGGGACAATTATTTGGCACGCCAAGAGAGTCTGGACGTGTTGGTGGCATAAGCACAGAAGTTTATACAATAAGTTCAAGTCAATTAGATTTACCTTTGTTTCAATTTTCAAAGTCAGTTGGCGGAACAACTAGAAAATTTGAAATATGTCCTTCGACTATATTAAACTCTGAAAACATATATGAGGCCGCACCAGTAACAGGAGGCGGATTAACATATACCTATAGAACAGACGGGTCAGGTGATTCATCAAACAACACAGGATTTTTCTTCTTATTCAAACAAGGTATTATGGAAAACAAAGAATTTAATATTCAAACAGCAAGTACAAATTATGTAGAGCCAATTAATGTATCAAACATAAACAACTCAGATGTTTGGTTATATAAAATGGATCAATTTGGCCAAGTGTCAGAACAATGGACACAGGTTCCTGCTACTTCTGGAAACAACGCCATATACAATTCATTAGCAAAAGGTATAAGAAGCATTTACAACGTTGTTACAAAAGCAAACGATTCTGTAGATTTAGTATTTGGTGATGGAAATTTTGCTGACCTACCATTAGGTACTTTCAAAACATATTACAGAATAAGCGACAATGCCAAATATGCTATCAAGTCATCTGAAATGCAAAACATTCAATTAAATGTGCCTTATGTTGATGCCAACGGTGCTCAACAAACTTTAAATTTAAGTTTAAGTTTAAAAAATAGTATCTATAATTCAGCGGCAACAGAATCAAATGATTCAATTAGAGAAAAGGCACCACAAGTTTATTATAGTCAAGATAGAATGATCACGGCAGAAGACTATCAAGTAGTACCTCTATCTGCATCACAAGAAATTATTAAAGTAAGATCTGTGAACAGGTCTGCGTCAGGTATATCTAGACAAAAAGAAATCCTTGATCCAACAGGAGCATATTCTAACATTAGTGTATTTGCAGAAGACGGTATTCTTTACAGAGAAGAATTGGCAAATACTTTTACATTTACATTTACAAACAGAAGTACAATAAGTTCTACAATAAACAATTCTATTGAAGCAAAATTAAAAGAAGCATACGCTAGACATTTTTATTATCTCAAATATGGAACAATTGATTTATCTACTTTAAATGTAACGTGGAATTCAACTACAACAGGCACAAACACAAACACAGGATACTTTACTTCCGGTGGTGCATTAGTAGTTGGCGAGTATGCAACCTCCAACATGAAGTTTGCAACAACAGGTGCACTTGTAAAATTTACTTCACCTGATACTAGAGAATTTTTTAATAACACACTTGTAACTGCAGGCACAGTTGATGCACAAGACAGAGCATGGGCAAAAATTGGTGCTGTTGAGGGAGATGGTGCAAACAGCGGAACAGGTAATTTAGAAACAGGAGTAGGACCAATTACTTTGGCTAATATTATTCCAAACGAATCAAAAGTAACTAGTATATTTCCTGCTTTTACAACATCTTTATCTGATTCACTTAAGACAGATGTTATAGATAGAATTGAAGAATACGAGACTTTTGGTCTAAGGTTTGATCAACAAACACAAACTTGGAAAGTGATAACTGCTACAAATTTAAGTACAAGTTCTACGTTCAGTTTATCAAATGCAGGTTCCACTGCAGGTACAAACTTAGATGCCAGCTGGTGGTTTAAATTTACAAATGATGGAAACACATATACAGTTACGTATAGATCTTTAGATTACATATTTGAATCTGAATCGCAAAACAAATTCCATTACGATATTGAAGAAAAAATTTACGATTACAAAACTGGACAAAGTGTAAAAGATATAATTAAATTACTTAAAGTCAACACTATTGTTTCTACAGGAAACAGTGTAGGTTATCCTATTACATGGCAGGTAGTTGACACAATAACAGAAGCAGATGGATACCAAGATAACAGAAAAGTAAAAGTTGGTTTTTTTGATAGCGACGACGACGGAGTAGTAGACAATCCAGACTTGTTTGATATTATTATAGAGCCAGATACAAGTATTTCATCTAAATTTGTTTTCTTTGAAAAATATATTTCTTATGATAATATCGAAAGATACAGACCATACGCATCATCGAATTTTGTAATTTCTCTAAATGAGGCAGATATTACACTTTCGAGTGCAACTTACACAGATGGCCAACTTTTTTATTTTTATGATACTACAGAAGATGTTGTGAAAAAGTATGATTCTACTACCAACACATTATCTACATCAACAGATTACTATGCTAGAAGAGGCAGATCAAATCTTTCTTTTCAATATAAACACAATGCAGGACAGGAAACAAGAATAGATCCTAGTGTTTCAAACATAATCGACATTTACTTGCTTGAAAGAACATATGACAATTTATACAGAATTTGGCTACAAGACGGAGGCACTAAACCGTCAGAAAGCACATCAGATCAATTAAGAATATCTTACTCAGGAGCTCTTAATTCTAAAAAATCTTTATCAGATCAAATAGTTTATCATCCAGTGAAATACAAACTTTTATTTGGATCTAGTGCCGACGAAGAATTACAAGCAACATTTAAGGTTGTTAAAAATCCAATAACAAATGCAACAGATGCCGTAATTAAAACAAGAGTTATACAGGCTATCAATGAGTTTTTTGCATTAGATAATTGGGATTTTGGAGACACATTTTATTTTACAGAATTAGCCGCGTACATACACAATCAACTTGCTCCGGATTTAATGACAGTAGTGATTGTGCCAAATCAATCTGGACAAGGTTTTGGGTCTTTATTCCAGGTAGCGTGTGCGGCAGATGAAATTTTTATCAGTGGTGCCACCGTTGCTGATGTTTCAATTATAACTGCACTAGGAGCCAACCAATTACTGGCATCTGGCACAGTAGTGACATCAACATCCACTTCAACAGCTACGACCACAACAGGGTCGGCAGTGTCGGGTTCCACAACTGTAGGATCGGGTTCAAGCTCGTCTACAGGCAGTAGTGGGACTGGATACTAATGGCTGACAAAGAAACAAATTCAAAACTTAATCAAGTAGTTGTAAAACAAGACAAAGGTAAAACTGAAATTAGAAGAACAGTTCAGCATTTACCTGCATTTTATAGAACAGATTCTAACCAAAGATTTTTATCTAGCACAATGGATCAATTGGTCCAGAAAGGTTCTTTACAAAGACTAGATGGCTTTATAGGAAAACAAGATGCATACACAAGGAAGGTAACGGACCGTTATCTAACTGCAACAAGTTCTGATAGATTTGCATATCAATTAGACCCGGCTGTGACATATACAGACAAGGATACAACGTCGATCAATCCAGAAGACCAAGTTACGTTTACAGCGACATATGACGATTATATAAATCAAATAAAATATCTTGGTGGAAAAAATAATAACCACGATAGGTTGAATAAAGAGACTGTGTACTCTTGGAATCCAGCTATCGATTATGACAAATTAATTAATTACAGAGAATACTACTGGATGCCAAATGGCCCAAATGCAATAGAAATAGATGCGTTGGGAACAGCAACAGCAGAATATAAAGTTGCTCCATGGCCTACTGATGGAAGCTCAACCGGTGCTTGGAATTTTACGCATAGAGAAGATGAAAGAAATCCAGTGCTTACGCTTTATAGAGGAAACACTTATAAGTTTATTGTAAACGCATCCGGACATCCATTTTGGATTATGACAGAACCTTATAAGTCTCAACTTTCAGAAGATGGATCAACAAGTACATTGTATTCGACAGGTGTTACTAACAACGGAACTGAAGTTGGAACAATTACTTTCACAGTGCCAACAGATGCACCTGACACTTTATATTATCAGTGTGGTGTGCATGATGCGATGTACGGAGTATTACAATGTAGAACAATAGGTGATACAACAAAAATAGATCCGGATAAGGACATCATAGGTGTAAAAAATTACAAATTAAGAACTTTAGAGCTTTCAAATGGAATGAAAGTAAAATTCAAGACTAGCCTAGTAGACGAAGCATGGCAGACAAATCAATATTATGTAGAAGGTGTTGGAGACGCAATAACTTTAACCAATGTTGAAAATTTAATCACGCCTGAAAAATATGCAACGGAAACAACAATTTTGTATGACAGTGCCGAGTACGATTCAAGACCTTATGCTAAAGCATTCTATCTACCAGAAACAAAAGACTACATATCAATCAAACGAGATTCACTTGATCAGAATGCTTGGTCCAGATATAACAGATGGTTCCATAGATCAGTTATTGAAAAAACAGCAGACATAGGAGGGTTCACACCCGACCTGAAAGAAGAGGACAGAGCAAAAAGACCTATCATAGAATTCGACTCAGGAATAGCTTTATACAATCACGGAACAGTGGCAAAAAATTCAGTAACTGTATTTGACACAGCTACCACAGATGCTTTTTCAACAGTGGTTAACACAAATGGATACATTGTTGATGGAATTCCTTTGACAGACGGAATGCGTGTAATATTTGCCGCAGACAATGATACTATTGTAAAAAATAAAATTTACATTGTGAACTTTGTACACGCCTCTGATGACTCTACAGTGACATCTGCACAACAAGATTCGACGGCAGTGATTGCTTTAACGGAGGCCTCCGATGCCGCACCTGTCGATGGCAATTCGGTGTATGTAGAATTTGGTACAGAGAACCAAGGAAAGACATATTATTATAACGGCACAACAGCTACATGGGTATCCGGCCAAAATAAAACTGCTGTAAATCAACAGCCATTATTTAGATTGTTTGACGACAACGGAGTTGCCTTAGACGATACTACAACATATCCTACGTCATCTTTTGAAGGCGCAAAAGTTTTTGAATATAGCATTTCAGACACAGCTACTAAGGATACTGTGTTAGGACTAAAAGTTAAGTACAACACAATTAATAATGTCGGGGACATTGTTTTTGAATCAGACCACACATCAGGAACATTTACTTTTACACAGGATACTGTGGTAAAAACAAAAAAATTAGCATCAGCTCACTTACAATACTCTACATCTATTAAAAAAAATAACAGTATTAGTGCATGGTTAGAAAGAACAAACGAAAGTAAGCAAAGAGTTATTAGAACATTTATAGTTGACGAAACGGAGAAACAATTATTTCCTGTAGACTTTTACAAAAATTCTTCATCGTTAAGTGATCTAGAAGTTTCTGTAAAAGTAAATGGTGTCAGGAAAAATTTAACAACAGATTACACGTTAGTAAATGGAACAACAAATACATATGTGAGGTTCGTAGACGAACTAGAAGTAAATGATCAAATAAGGTTGGCAGGATATTCATCTGCTGATAAAGTAGAAGGCAAGGGTATATATGAGGTTGCAGAAAACATCTCAATAAATGCCAAAAGTCAATTAGCACCGTCATTTACATTTGGTCAAATATTAAATCACGTACAAGATATATTTGATAAAAATCAAGACGTAACAGGTACTATACCTGGAGTTTCAACTCTTAGGGATCATCCTGATGCAAGACTTAAAGGCGGAACAATTCTGCAACACACAGGTTCGCTTTTGCCGGCTATGTTTGGACTTATAGACCAAGAGTCTAATGTTATAAATGCAATAGATTACGTTTCAAGAGAATATGAAAAATGGTACAATGCTTTTTTGACAAAAGCAATTGGCACTGCATACGAAGGAGTAGCAGGTGATAGAGTGGATGAAATAATCGAAGCAATAGCACAAGGAAGGAATACTACCTTTCCGTTCTATTATGAAGACATGGTAGGTTGGGGAGAAAATGTAAGCACAAGAACATATACGGCCAACGATCCTGAAGATACTGAATATGCAATAGACTCTATATTTGACACTTCAACATTGAGTAATAGAGCTTTAAGTGTGTATGTAAATGATGTTCTTCTCGTTTTAGGATCAGAATATACAGTAAGCACAACAGATGATAGTATTACAATACTTGCAACAATTGCCTCGGGTGATATTATTAAAATCAAAGATTACCCAGACACAACAGGAAGTTACATTCCACCTACTCCATCAAAATTAGGAATATATCCTAAATTCAAACCAGAAAGTTTTACTGACGATACCTATGTAACATCGCAGACAATGATAAGAAGACATGACGGTTCTATTGTTAAAGCATATGGTGACGAGAGAGACGATTTGATTCTAGAGCTTGAAAGAAGAATTTATAACAATATTAAAATAAGTTACGACAAAACGAGATTAGATATTGGTGATGTAATGCCTTCGGCCTTCAAAAGCACCGAATACACTTTAACTGATTTTAATGATGTTATAGGACCAGACTTTTATGCATGGGCAGGTAGAAACAATGTGCAATATATAAACAATACTACTTTTACAGAAGGTTCGGCATTTACATACAACTATTCACAATCAACGGACACAAGAAATTCACAAACATTGCCAGGATACTGGCGTGGAATATACAAATATTTTTATGACACAGATAGTCCGCACATAAGACCTTGGGAAATATTAGGCCATTCCGAGAAGCCAAGCGATTGGGAAACATTGTACGGACCTGCTCCATACACAGCAGGCAATAGTACATTGTGGTCAGCAATAGAATCAGAAC